TTAGGTGGAGATAACTGGCCCATATTTATCGATCCTACGGGGTCTGACAACGTCATAGACGAGTATAAAAACATACATAAGCCTGGTGCACCCAAGGGTGTAAAAGTAGACTTAAATCCAGGGGATATGCTTATCTACTCTGGCTGTGAGTTAGAGCACTGGAGAGAGCCTTTTAAGGGTAAACTATGTGGTCAGGTATTCTTGCACTATAACCATGCAGATGGACAGTTTGCAAAGTCCAATTTGTATGATAAAAGACCTATGCTAGGAATAGTCAAATAACGTTGAACATCAACGCAATCTAATATAATCTGGAGATCTATGCTACAAAAGATAGGGTTTCAACCTGGTATAAATAAACAAATTACGGCAACAGCTGCAGAGGGTCAGTGGATAGACTGTGATAATGTTCGTTTTAGATATTCTACACCTGAAAAAATAGGTGGTTGGAAGCAACTAGGTGCTGACAATGTTACAGGAGCTGTCAGAGCTTTACATCAATTTACCAATAGCCTAGGTAGAAAATACTCCATTATTGGTTCAAACAGAATTTTATATGCTTACTCGGGTGGTGTATTTTATGACATACATCCTATTAAATCTACAACAACACTTACAAATGCTTTTAGCACAACTAATGGATCAACTGAAGTTACAATAAATTTTTCTGGTGATCACGGTATTCAAGCAGGAGACATTGTATTATTAGATAACTTTTCATCTATTACAGGTTCAAATTTTGGTGCATCAGATTTTGATGACATAAGATTTATGGCAACAACAGTGCCAGCATCAAACACAATTACAATAACAATGCCATCTAATGAATCAGGATCTGGTGCAACGACATCTGGTGGTATTAGAGTTAAACATTATTACAGAGTAGGACCAGATGTGCAGGCACAAGGTTTTGGTTGGTCACTTGGATCTTGGGGTGGTCAGGCTGTAGGAGCATACACAACTGTTTTGTCTGCTGACATATCAGCTGCTGCTACGAGCATAACTGTAAACGACGCATCACAATTACCAAGCTCTGGAACTAACTTTATTAAAATTGGAACAGAAGAAATATCATACACAGGTATATCGACAAACACACTTACAGGTGTAACGAGAGGCGTAAGAAACACAACAGCTGCATCACATACCGCAGGCGCAACAGTTACAAATACATCTGATTTCGTAGCGTGGGGTGAGGCTGCATCTGGAGACTTAATTATAGATCCTGGTATGTGGTCTATTGATAACTTTGGTGACAAAGCCATTTGTTTAATTGTAGATGGTGAGTGTTTTGAATGGAACTCTGCAGCAACAAATGCAACAGACTCAAGAGCAACTATTATCACTAACGCTCCGACTGCATCAAGACACATGTTAGTATCTACACCTGATAGACACTTAGTATTCTTTGGTACAGAAACAACGATTGGTGATAAGACAACACAAGATGATATGTTTATTAGATTCTCGGACCAAGAAGATATTAACACGTATACTCCTACAGCAACTAATACAGCTGGCACACAAAGACTGGCTGACGGATCACGGATCATGGGAGCTATTAGAGGTAGAGATGCGATTTATGTTTACACAGACACAGCTTTATTCTTACAAAGATTTGTGGGTCAACCATTTACATTTGCATTTGTGCAGGTTGGAACTAACTGTGGATTAGCAGGAAAGAACGCAGCGGTTGAAGTAGACGGATCTGCATACTGGATGTCTGAAAATGGTTTCTTTAAATATGCTGGTGCTCTTGAAACACTACCATGTTTAGTAGAAGATTTTGTTTATGATGATCTTAATTTAGATTCAGGAAATCAAATGATAACAGCAGGATTAAACAACTTGTTTGGTGAAATCATGTGGTTTTATCCAACGTCAAGCTCTTCTGTTGTAAACAGAATGGTTTGTTATAACTATCAAGATTCATCTGCACAAAGACCTGTATGGACAACAGGAACTTTAGCTAGAACTGCATGGTCAGACTCTGCTGTATTTGGTAAACCTCATGCCATGTCTTACGATGCTGATGGTGTGGAAAGTTCTAGTTCATCAACTTATGTTCAAGGAAATACAGATGGTATTACCACATACTATCAACACGAAACAGGAACTGATCAAGTTAAAGGTGGAACAGTAACTGCGATTACGGCAAACATATTATCAGGAGATTTTGATATTACACAAAGACAACCAGGTGTTTCAGATCTTAGAGGAGATGGTGAGTTTATAATGAAAATAAGAAGATTCGTGCCTGATTTTGTTTCACAAACAGGTAATACACAAGTAACATTAAATTTAAAAAACTACTCTAATGATACAGCAGCTAGCTCATCGTTAGGTCCGTTTACAGTCAGCTCATCAACCACTAAAGTAGACACAAGAGCTAGAGCAAGAGCTGTAGCCTTAAAAGTAGAAAACACAAGCACAGCCCAAGATTGGAAACTTGGAACATTTAGATTAGACATACAACCTGACGGTAGAAGATAATGGCAAAAATAGTGCAAGTATTAACAAGACCTAGTGAATCATATTCTCAACAAGTTGCTGATGCACAAGTAAGAGATCTTGATGGTGTGATACAAAAGTTAAACACTACATATCAACAAGAATTAAAGGATGAGGTAGAAGCACAAAACTTCTTTTTAAATTAATGGCAAACAGTTTTATAAATAAAAAAGCAGACTTAACGACTACAGATCTTACAACTCTGTATACAGTTCCATCGTTTAAGACAGCCGTAGTTAAATCAATTTTAGTATCTGAAGATGCAGGATCAGGAGCTAATATAACAGTGACTTTAGTGGACGCATCGTCTAATATATTTAGCTTATTTAAAAGCAAAACTATATCTTCAAATACTACAACAGAGCTGTTAACACAGCCTCTTGTTATGGAGGCTAGTGAGGCTTTGAAAGTCCAGGCTAGTGATGCAAATGAACTGCATGTTATAGCTTCAATATTAGAAATAGAACCAAGAGAGGTAACAACATAATGGAAACAATAAAGCCAGAAAAGATAATAACTACAATATCTAACTTGAAAACAGGAGAAAAATACAATACAGAGGAAGAATGGAAAGCAAAAGGCGTACCAGAATCTGACATCCGAAGAGATGTCCAGGTAATCATGCCTTCGCTTGATTTGTTCCCTAAAACAAAGTAGTGTGAAAAAATGGCAATAACTAGATCACAAATAGCAAGACAATTAATGGCAGAGGGTGGCGTATCATTAGATGATGCTAAAAGAATGGCACCTAAAGGTGAGTTTCTCGCATACATAAATCCAAAAGAAGCACAGATGTTAAAAGATGCTGGTGGCTCTGGTATTATGACACCCATGGGTATTCCAAGTTTTATAGACTATGGAGATTCTGATGCTGTATCAGGAGCTGCTGCTGGAGGGGAGTTTGGCGGAGGAAGTCCTGAAGATACTTTTGGAGGAGGAGATAACGCACCAGATGCAGTTACTGGTGGTGCGCCGCCCCCACCAAAAACACCTAGCGACGATAATCGATTTGATGATAATAGAGGATTTCAACCAGCAAGACAACTTTCTCCGTTCGGTCTACTTAAAAGCGGTTTGGATCTTTATGCAACAGCAACTATTCCTGCCTACAAGAAATTTAAAACTGCACGAGCAGGTGTGAAAGCATTTAACACTGTTCAAGATTATGTAACAGCTCTTAATCAACCAAAAGAAATTAATTTAGTAGATGAAGTTGCATTAACAGGTGGACGTACTCCTCCAACAACTCCTGACGGAGATAATGAAACAGGAATTGTGCAAGCTGTGCAACCAGTCATGCCTGTTATTCCTAAATTACCAACTGACATAGAAACACCAGCAAGTGATATGCAATTTGTACAAAGGTTCACATTACCAGAAAGATTTCAAGCAGCTGATGGTGGAGAAGTATCTATAGATGATGCCGAGAGAATGGCACCTCCAGGTGAATCATTAGCTTACATTAATGATGATGAAGCAGCATTGTTAAGATCATTAGGAGGCGCTGGAAAACCTGTAAATCCAACAGGTATACCATCATTTTTTATTAAAAAAGTTTTTAGAGCAGGAAAGAAAGCTGTTAAAGGCGTAGCAAGAGCTGTTAAGAAGGTAGCAAAAAGTCCATTAGGAAAAGCTGCATTACTTTATGGTGCAACAGCTGGACTTGGAGCTTTAGGCGCTGGAAAAGGTTTTGGTAGTTTAATGAAATTTGGGACATACGCACCATCAACTGTTGCTGGTAATTTAAGAGGAAGTTTTATAAATTTTAAAGATACAGGTATTGGTAGAAGTATATTTGGAAGAGCTATGGGAGATGATCCAAATAGACAAGGAGGACTTCTTAATTTTTTAGGAAACAATAAAGCAGCGGTAGGTATAGCAGCAGCTTCAGCTTTACCACTATTAACGGGTAGTGGAACAGAAGATGACGTTGAAAGCACAGCACAAAAAATAGCTGATAAAACAGGTTTAGATCTACAAGCCATTAGAAAAGAAGTTCAAGATGCTACAGCACAAGGTCAAGATGCTTTAGATGCTTTAGCTTCTAAATATCCATTTTTAGTAAGAGCTGATTCTGCTCTGAAAGACGGCGGAGAAGTTAAAAAGAAAAAAGCTTTTAAATACAGAAAAAAACCTTACGGACCTAAATTTGCTGCAGAGGGTGGTTTAGCAGCTTTAAAAGATGGTGGTGAAGTATCCATAGGCCAAATAGAAATGTTAATTAAAAGAGGTGCTGATAATGACCTTATTAAAACATACGTAGATGGTGCAGAAGATGGTGTAATAGATCAAATAAGAGAAGCCATGAAAAAAAGAAAAAATAAAAAAGATGGCGGTATTATGATGGCATCAAATTTAGAAAACGAAGAAGTTTTAGAAAATCTTTTTGAAAAGTATTTAGACATGGGTTTATCCCCTAAAGACGCAGCAGATAAAGCAAGAAAAGAGTTTGAAAAAATGTCTAAAGCCAAAAAATTAGATAGAACGATGGCAAAAGATGGCGGAGTAATGAGTCTAGGAGGTATGGAGATGGACCTTAGAGGCGGTGGTTTTGTGCCTTTAGGTAAAAAAGAGAAGGCCGACGATGTTCCTGCTAGATTATCAAAGAACGAGTTTGTATTCACAGCTGATGCTGTAAGAGCAGCAGGTGGAGGAAATGTTGATAAGGGAGCCGATCTAATGTATAAAACAATGAAACAATTGGAGAATAGGGTATTATAATGGCCGTACAAGAATCAAGAGTATTACCACCACAATTTATAGAAGATTTAGCAACCGATTACGGTAAACAGCTTACTGCGTTAACTTCGCAAGCCATAGATACGTCTAAGTTTGCACCTACAGTTGCAGCACAAGATGCATTACAAACTAGAGCAGCTACTTTAGCTAATCAAGGTATTGGGTCTTTTCAACCGTTTGTAACTGCAGCACAAACACAAGCAGCAGATGCGGCAACACAATTAGGAACTGCAGCTACAGGTATCGCAGGGGCGGAAGCATTATTAGGAACAGGTGCTGGTACAGGGGCAGGTTCTATATCTTCTTATATGTCTCCATATCAAACGCAAGTTATTGACGCTACATTAGCAGAGTTTGACAGAAACAGAGCTATACAAGAACAACAAATCAGAGATCAACAAGCACAGCTTGGTGTCCTTGGTGCAGGTAGAGCAGGAGTGCAACTTGCAGAGTTTGGAACAGGTCAAGCTAGAGAAAGAGCATTACTACAAGCAGGATTATTACAACAAGGTTTCGGTCAAGCACAAACTGCTAGACAACAAGATTTAGCTAATAGAAGAGCACTTGCACAACAAAGAGCAGGTTTAGCTGGACAACAATTAGGACAAGCACAGTTTCAAACAGGATTAGCACAGCTAGTTCCTAGTCTAGAAAGAGGCGATATCAGTACTTTAGGATCAGTGGGCGCTATCCAACAAGCACAGAGACAAGCAGAATTAGATGCACAAAGAGAAGCAAACAGACTAGCTGCGTTTGAGCCTTACGAAAGACTTGGAACTTTTGGTTCTGGTGTTGCACAACTTATAAGTGGATACCCAGGACAAAGACAATTTACAACTGTGCCTAATCCAACACCTTTACAAACATCTCTTGGTATCGGTGCTACATTGGCTGGAATATACGGGAGCTTAAGAAGATAATGAAAAGTAGAATATTAAAAAGACCTATGTTCAAAATGGGTGGATCAACTGACGGCATTTTGTCAGGATTAGATACACCTCGTTTAGATGCATCTAGAGTTTCATATGATAGAGGCGGTGACGTTAGAAAAAGAGTGGAAACTATAAGAGGCATCTACGATGATATTTTACCTGCACAAGATCGTAGAGGTATGCCAGGATCCGTGTCTAATTTTTTAACAGGTTTTGGTTTAAATTTACTAGCACAACCTGGTGGAAGAAACATATTTCAAACTGCTGCAAAAGCAGCACAAACACCGTATCAACAATTTGTTTCTGCTAGAAGTAAAGAACAAGCAGAAGAAAGAGCATTAACACAAGCTATTATAGGAGATGCTATTGAACAAGAATCAGAAGAAGAACAAGCAAGATTAAAAGGTATAGGAGAATTTGATATTGGAGCAGCTGCTAAAATAAACCAAGAAATTGATAGAATTAATACAGCTATAAGAACTGCAGAATCAAAAAAAGCCACAATAGAAGCCATTCCAGAAGGTGAAAGAACTCAGCAACAAAAAGACGATCTTAAAGTTTTAACTGGTGAATCTGGAACTATTGCAAGTTTAAAACAACAAAGAAAAAAAACAACTGGGGAAAAAGGAATTTTAAGTGATATAGCTAACATTTTAGGCTCTGAATATATTGCAAATACAACTTCAAATATTATGCAACAAATTAATCCTGAAACAAATCAAAAATACACACAAGAAGAAGCACAAAAAAAAGCTATCGAAATGGGAGCTAGTCTAATTAAAGAATATAGAGCAGACGGTGGTAGAGTAGGTTATCAAGAAGGTGCTAGAGTTGATATGCCCTCAACTTCTAAAGTTGCTGCTTTAGATTACACAACTTTAAGAGCTAGATTACCACGACAAATAGGTGATGATATTGTAAGGCTTATAGCTGATAGTGGAGAGGCTTTAACAGATTTTGCTAATATAAGAACACAACAAGACGTAGACAAATTCAACGAGACATATAAAGTAAATCTAGTGTTACCATCGGAGGATTAAAATGCCTCTATTCTTTGAAGATGATAAACCAAAAACTATAGAGAAAAAAACTCTTTTTGGCTCTGTAAAAGAGAGAACAAATCCAAAACCTAAAAAAGAAGTTAAATTCACTTGGAAAGGCTTGGCTAATCTTGCATCAAGTTTTGATATAACTAGTCCTCGTAGACTTGAAAAACTAGGGTTACTCGCTAGTGGTGAACAAAAACCACAAGAAAAAGATTACATAGATTTTTTTGAAGACATAGAAAAAGGTTTATATAAAGCTGCTGAAAGCACAGCATACTCTATTGGTGATCTTGCAACAACAGGTATTGACGCCGCCGCAGGAACTGATCTCAATACAAAATTAGATGAAGCTTTTGAAGAAAATAAATTAGAAAGCCCCGAAACTTTTTTAGGTAAAACTACAGAAATAGTTGGAACATATGCTATGCCAGGCGGTGCTGCTTTCAAAATAATGAATAGACTTAGAAAGCTGACGTCATTAAGAAAAGCTAAAGAATTTTTAAGATTAACCGCTGGTAAAAAAGTATCAGATATAGCTAGTAAAGCTGGATACATGGCTGGTGCTTTTGCAG